TAGTGCGCCTACTTATCCGCAGATTGCGCGTGTTTTGTTTAGGGAGTTGAAGGATAATCATAAGTTGGCGGCTGTTAATGGTTTTAGTTTGCCTGGGCATATTAATCAGTCTGAGGAGTGGAAGTTGCAGGATGAGTATGGTACTTTGATTGGGTTTGGTCGTCGTCCTGCTGATACTGATATTGTTTCTGCGTTTCAGGGTATTCACCGTCGTTTTGTTTTTGTTGTTTTGGATGAGGCTGGTGGTATTCCTCAGGATTTGTATACTGCTGCTGAGGCTGTTACTACGACTGCGGATTCTCGGGTTTTGGCTATTGGTAATCCGGATCGTAGGGGTACTGAGTTTCATAGGATTATGCGTGAGGATGAGACTTGGCATAAAATAAAAATTTCTGCGTTTGATACACCGAATTTTACGGGTGAGGTTATTCCTGAGTCTTTGAGGCCTTTGTTGATTCAGCCTGCTTGGGTGGAGCGTCAGAGGTTGGCGTGGGGTGAGGATTCGGCTAGGTATCGTTCTAAGATTTTGGCTGAGTTTCCTGAAGAGGATGATACTACGTTTTTTAGTCAGCAGGCTATTGATAGGGCGATTGATTGTGATATTGTTGAGGATATGAATGTTCCTGTTGTGTTGGGTGTTGACTTGGCTCGTTTTGGTGATGATGATTCTGTAGTGTATTCGAATAGGGGTGGCCGTTTACGTCATTTGTCTACGTGGTCTAAGGCTAATGCTGTGGAGTCTGCGAATAGGGTTCATGAGTTGGCTGTGAGTTTGGGTGTGTCTGAGGTTCGTGTGGATGCTACTGGTTTGGGTGCTCCGGTTGTTGATATGTTGGCTAATATGTGTGATGGTAAGTATGTTGTTGTGAGTGTTGTTGGTTCTGCTGCTTCTCCTGATAATATGCGTTGGTTGAATGCGCGTGCTGCTGGTTACGATAATTTGCGTGAGGGGATGGTTATGGGTAGGGTTGATTTGGATTTGGATGATAAGTTGTTGTTGGATGAGATGATGGCTATTAAATATAAGTTTTCTTCTAAGGGTTCTATTCAGATTGAGTCTAAGGATGATATGAGGTCTAGGGGTATGAAGTCTCCTGACCGTTTGGATGCTTGTATGTATGCTGCTTTGGATTTGTCTCGTTTGATGTCGTCTCCTTTTGGTTCTGCTAGGCCTGGTGATAGGGTTTTGGTTGAGGCTAATGCTATGGATTCTTTGTTTCCTTTCTATTCTGATTGGAAATGGTAGAATGTTTTTAATGTTTTTTATTTAGTTTGGAGTTTATTTTGAGTTTTTCTGACGATTTTTCTAATAATTCGGATGGTTTTGCGGAGTCTTATCAGCGTATGGCTGACACTATTTTGTCTATTGAGGATAGGGGTTGGGCTCCTTTGAGTGAGTATTTGGGTTCTTTGAATGCTTTTAGTTTGGAGTCTTTGCATTCTTTGGCTTCTGAGTTGTGTGAGAAGGTGGATGGTAATCCTTTGTTGAAGCGTGGTTTGGGTTTGCGTACTAGCTATGTTTTTGGTAAGGGTGTTGAGTTTGATGGTTTGTCGGCTAGGGTTCGTGAGTTGATTGAGTCTGATAATGCACAGAGTGCTTTGTTTGGTTCTCAGGCTATGGCTATTAATGAGCATTCTCATTTTACTGCTGGACAGTTTTTTATTTTGGGTGATGTGTCTTCTAAGCGTTTGCAACGTATTCCTTTTGGTGAGATTACTGGTTGGGTGACTGATCCTGATGATAGTGAGTTTGTGCGTTATTATCGTAGGTCTTGGACTCGTCATAGTGAGGAGAGTGGTGGTGTTCCTGTTCAGGTTTCTGTTTGGTATCCTTCGGATCTTTATGTTCCGAATGGTAGTTTTGTTAGGAGAATTAAGGGGGAGCCTGTTGATTCTTCTAAGGTTATGTTTGCTTCTATGGTTAACCGTAGGACTGGTACTGTTTGGGGTGTTGCTGATGCTTTTTCTGCTTACCCTTGGGCTTATGCTTATAACGAGTATTTGAAGGATGGTTCTCGTATTTTGAAGTCTTTGGCTATGTTTGCTTGGCAGTTGAAGACTCGTTCTAAGAATGCTGGTGCTACTGCTGCGGCTACGATTGCTACTCCTCAGTCTGCTGGTTCTACAGCTATTTTGGGTGCTGACATGGAGTTGTCTTCTTTGCCTAGGGCTAGTAGTGTTGATTTGAGTGATGGTCGTGCTTTGGCTGCTATGGTTGCTTCTGCTTTGGAGGTTTCTGTTGTGACTTTGATGTCTGATCCTGGTTCTTCTGGTGCTTATGGTACTGCACAGACTTTGGATGTTCCTACTATTAAGGCGATGCAAGCTAGACAGAAACTTTGGGAAGCGTTTTTTAAGCGTGTATTAAAGTTTATGGGTGCACGTAATGTGGGAATTAAGTGGCCGAAGATGGAGTCTGAGGCTACTTACCGTCAGATTCAAGCTATTTCTTTGGCTTATGAGGCTGGTGCTTTGTGGGAGGATGAGTTCCGTAATGCTGTTTTAGATGAGTTGGATGTTGTTCCTTTGCATCGTGGTATTTCTCCGATGGCTAAGGATAAGGTTGATGGTTTTTCTTCTGATTCTTCTTCTGGTTCTGTTGTTCCTTCTAAAGGTAATAGTGGTGTTGTAGGTCAGTTGTCTAATAGTGATAATTCTTTACGT